TCTAATTCACGACCATACTCAGTTATCTCAACAGATAGATCGTTTAAAAATATTACTTGATGAGGTAATCCGATTCTATCAAGGTAGTGTGTGAGCCTTGCGTTGAGATAACTGAGATTTTGATCAATAATTTTCTTGCGTACAAAACTATCTTTATTGGTAAGTAAATCTAATAAAAACTTTTGATGTTCAAGAAGTTTAGTGTAACTATTAATACTGTTAAAGTCAATAACTTGTAATGCCTGATTCTCCATCTCAATAATTTGATCAGTATAAGGATTACAATCCTTTTCTTTTTCTTCAATGGATCTTACTAAACTATCTACCATACTACGATGTTGAAAAGCCTCTTGTTCGGTATCATAATAAAGTTTGGGTTGTTTTCCAATATTACCTAGTTCTTCTTTAGCAGTTTTTAATTCTGATAAAAGTTTAGTATGATCCGTAACAATTTTTTTGCTATCAGTTTTTGATTTTTCTTTTTCTGCTAATAATGTACTGTGTTGATCATCGTGTATATCTTGTCCGCATGCATGGCATTTATGTTGTTGCAGCATTAAAATTTCACGATCAAGACGCTGCAACTGCCTAGTTTCTTTTTCTAAATCTGTTTCGGCTCTTGATATAGCCTTATCTAAATCAGCATGATCTTTCTTACGCTGATTGTATGCAGTTAAATCTTTATGACCCTGAAGTTCAGCGTCAATATCTAACTTTTGTAATTCTATTAAATCGTCTTTGATTTTAGTTAAATCTTCATCGTGTTTTGTATCCCACAATTTAGATCGTCGCTTTAGATTTTCAATCTGTTCCTGTATACGTTTATTAGCCTCTTCTATAGCCTTTACTTTGTATTCTTCTTCAGTTATTTTGTCCTTGGTTGTTTTTATTTGTTCTTTAATTAATTCTGCTTTTTCACTAAGCAATGTGATACCAAGTAACTGTTCAATGATATTACGTTGGTCATTGGTTTTCATGGCGAGAAATGGTTCGCTGTATGTGTTCAATGCAATAATCTGCTTAAACATATCGGGTGTCATGTTTATAGCACGTTCAATGTGTTCTTGTGTTTCTTTATTTTCACCCTGAGCATCATTGACGCATTCTTCTTCTTGATTGTTTACATAAAATTTTAATATATTTGGTTTACGACCACGCTCAATTTTATAGTCAACACCATTACAACTAAACTCTAATGTGACCATCATTCCTTTTGCATTAGTACGATTAATTAAATTATCTTTACGAATTTGATTAATTGGAGTACCAAATAAAACATAACTTAAACCCTGTATTAGCGTTGTCTTACCAGTACCGTTACGTGCACCATCGCCACCGAGATCAAGGTTCTCACCAAGAATCAGTGTGAGTTCTTTACTATCAAAGTTTACAGCCTGTGTAACCTGACCGATAGATAAAAAATTTCTTAATGTTATATTTTTAAGTTGTATCATAGGTTTCTATAAATCTCAAGCAACACTTTAGGGTCATAGTGATTGCTTTCTATGTTGCTAATTTGATCTGTTATTATCTGATCAACTGATTCAAATTTCAACTCACCTGGAGCAAGATCAATTGCATGTTGGTCAAGTTTCATAGGTATAAGTGCCATTTCACGTAATTGATGTTTTGGTACAAGTGTTTCTTTGATATAATTTGCTTCTTCATAACTAATATCAATGTCTAAATGTACACGTATACTACTACGAGGCAACAAATAGCCGTCAGGATTTTCTAATACATCGCTTAATTTATAAACACGAAATGTGGGTTGTTGTGGCCATGATTTGAATACTGGATCTTTGCCCCATTCTATGACCATCATACCCCTAGCATCATCGCCAGCATCAGCATAATTATGCGGGAAAGCATTGCCCATATACCAAATATTTTTACGTGCTTGACGCTTGTGAAAGTGACCACTATATACCTGTTCAAAACTACTTACATGCTCATCATTGATTTCACCATGATCAGGCATTTCAACCATTGCATTCATGTAGAAGCGTGGCAACTCAAGATGCGAAAACAAATATTTTGTTGATTTGATCTTGAGTAGTTTCTTATATTCATCTCCTACTAGCCATGGAGCAATAGTTACATCACCTTCGGTATACCAGTCATTAACAATATGTATATTAGGCAAATGCCTTGCCCACTCTACGCTATGAATATCTCTGCGATCACGATAATAAAGATCATGATTGCCTGGAATGAAATACACTTTCTCAAATGCATCATTTAGTTTTTCAAGGGCACGTAAGCCATATTGCATAGTATGAATATTGATACTTGCACGATGGTGATTGTAATCACCTAAGAAAAAGCAAGTTTCACAACCTTCAGCCTTAGCAGTTTGTATGAACCAGTCAACAAAATCGGCACAGTCTTGATTGTGTTCAAGACTGTTTGACTTTAAGCCGAAATGTATATCTGTAAAAAATGCTGCCTTTTTAAATAAATTAGACATCAATATAGTTTATCTAAGTTGTTGATTGTTATAAAGTTTTTTGGTTATTCTTCATAAACGTTGAACTTTGTACCACTCATTTGACGAGTGAAACTTGGGTTTAACCCATTCATTTCAAGAATGTCGTCACGAATATTTTGATTACGCTTTTCGGTATTCAATACACGGCAGAAACTATTTGTGATAGCCGCTGTGTAATACGCGAATGGGTTAGCACTTTTGGCTTCATTGAAACGCAATCCAACATAGGTCAATTGAAGAATTGCACTGTTACGCATTTCATCGTTGTAAGTATAACCACGCCAGTTGAACTTCATAGCATACTTTTCGCAAAGCATGATGAACATTCTTGCTAACTTGTCTGTGATTTTACCGTGATCTTTGCTGAATTCACCCGTCTTTACACCACCTTTCCAATGACTCTTGCCAACACATACTGCTGAATTGTTTTCATCTAACTTGTAATGTTGGAAAGGAGGAAAGTTGACCTTGACATGAACCATGTCATCTACATCATCTTTGGTCTCTTCAATCTCTAAATCTTCAAATAGATTTTCGTCATCTATGTCATCAAATTCTAATATGTCTTTAGCAGTCTTTTTCTTGACAACCTTACGTGGTTGTTTTGGGCTAACAGGAATATGATCCCAAGTCATGACACGAAAGACTAGATCGGTTACTGGAATATCCTTTAGTTTTACTTCTTGTCCAGTTGTGTTTAGAATTCTTGCTGCTCTTGCTTCTCTAGCAGCCTTGATGTTTTTTGGTCTTGAAAGTTGATCTAATGACTTTTCTAATGAGTTTTGCGGCATGTCAATGATTAGATCATATTGATGATATTCTTGGCGACTATAGCAGCAATAACTGGTTTTGCTTGCATGAATCTCTTTTAGAATATCTTTATTGTTTAGATAGTTTACTGGTTTTTTCGCTGTAGACATAGTTCCTCTTGTTATTTTGTTGTAAAAATGATACATGACCTGACAGAATATGTCAAGCCTAATTTAACAAAAATGGTGATTTTTAGGGCGATAAATAATACAAAGACATTCTATTTATACGTATCGTATAAGAGGTTATTAATGGCAACTTGCGCTGAATTAGATAGACAAGCACAGCAAACAGCTACTCAGTTGGCTCAAGCAATCATAAGAGGAGATAATCTTCTTAAATTACCTATACCTAACACAAGGAACCCTTCAGAAACTCCGGCAATACAAACACAAATTACTGGTCTAAACAATAGCATTAATTTGGTTAATGCAGAAATAAACAGACTATTAAATCAATTAAATTCAATTAAAAGTCAGCAAAGTCAACAGAATTGCGTTGTCACTGGTTATGCGCCTACAATACGAGCAGCAAACAATACATTAAATGCCTTACAAAATAAATCACAAGTAGCACAACAAACTTTTCAGAATTTACCTCCTCCGCCCGCATCTAATACTACTATTGTACCTAATAATAACACTTTATTAACTCCTGGCACACAAGCCCAAGACGATTTGCCAGAAATTACTGTTGTAGGTACTAAAATACCTGATGGCAAAATTACGGTTGCTGACCCTAATTTAATTACACCATCATTAGATCCTACACTATTAGGTCCTCCAAGTATTAATACAGGACAACTTGAAGGTACTGATGTCAATATTCCTACAAGTGCCGGTAATATAGATGTAACTGCTCCCAATTTAAATTTAGGTGAGATAACTCCCGGAGAAGATGAAAATCTTGAAGAAGTTACTATTACGGCCCAAAGAAATCCTGCTGAACTAGAGGAAGTCATAGTTACAGGCAGAAGGGTACCGACTACGCAAGGTGCGGTACAAAATACTAGAAAGCAAGCATCACTAAGACAAGAAACTGACTTTCCAGCACGAGATGACTGGCGTGTTAAGTTGTCATTAAGTCCAGGTGCTACATATTTGTATAACGATGATTCAAATGTGTTATTAAAACCACTAAAAGAAACAAAGGGGGTCATTTTCCCATATACCCCTAGCGTACAAGTAGGTTATAGTGCGTCATACGGCAACTATCGCCCTTCTGGCTCAAATTATGCTTACCCATATTATGATAGCAGTGCCATAGATAGCATTTCAATTACAGGCGATTTTACTGCACAGGATAATTTTGAAGCAAACTACCTACTAGCAGTTATACACTTCTTACGATCAGTCACAAAAATGTTTTATGCACTGGACTCCAATCCTAAAGCAGGTACGCCCCCTCCTGTTTTATTTCTAACAGGATTCGGACAATTTATGTTTAATAATCATCCATTGGTGATAACTAATTTTACATATACTACTCCTACAGATGTAGACTATATCAGAGCAGGTGCATTGGGTGCAGCAGCAGGTCAAAGTCAAACGAATGAGGCGCCTAAAAAATCTATGAATTGGAATTGGGGAACATTACTTCAAAACACTATACAAAATACACTTAGTTCAGGTGCAGCAGCAATAGGCAATTTTTTAAATTTTAACAAAGATTATAATGTATTAACACCCGGCGGTGAATTAGGACAAGCAAATTGGACATATTCAGGCTTTAAAGGTTTTAATGCTGCGGAAACTACTAATCCAACTTATGTTCCAACTAGAATGCAGATACAACTATCAGCAATGCCTGTACTAAGCAGATTAGATGTCAGCAATTACTTCAGCCTCAAAGATTATGCAAACGGCAAATTATTAAGCGGATACAATGGAAAAGGTAAAGGCGCAGGATTCTGGTAATGTCACAAAATAATATATATCCATCAACAAGTCCCTATAGAGATACAGAAATTTTTAATAATAAATTTCTTGACTTTATGGTCAACAGACCTTTCCCAGCATCTAGTAGTGACGTTCTTTATACGTTACCTATCGCCTATCAATATCGTCCTGATTTATTAGCATATCACTTATATAATGACAGCAGGCTATGGTGGGTATTCGCAGCAAGGAATCCTAATCGTTTAGGATTTGATCCCTATTTTGATTTTGTAGCAGGCATACAAATATACATACCAAAATTAGAAACATTACGTCAATATTTAGGTATATAACATGGCAATCGTTAATGTAAATGGGCCAGATGCAACAGTTAGAAGATGGCCTAAAAGTTCTGGATCTAGTCAATTCGTTGATGTTAATATATCCGGTACAGTAAATGAAAAAACATTAAAACCAGAAATGACTGTTAGATTGCCCGGCGGTAAAACTCTAACAGGTGATATAAATTATTGGAATGGTGTAAAAGCAGCAGGAGGTGTACCTGGATTAAATGAGGAACAGTCATATTATATGACTCAGTTCTTAACACAACCAACACAGACAGTCAAAGACTCTAGCGGTTTCCCAGTACAATTAAAAGGATTTCCTGCACTCAAGGAAGTATATTCCAGCGTAGATGAAACCCTTAAAGAAAGAGAAAGAGAGGGAACACTACCTGGAAATAAAACTTCAACAGAAAACTTAACATTACCGGACGGTACTAAAGTTACTACTACAACGACTAATGAAGTTAGTGAGCCAGTAAATCCTGCAAGCGAAAATAATCCTACACCACAACCTTCTACAATCAATCAAACTCCGGGCGATAACGCAGATAAAAAACAATTAGTAGGTGCTGCGGATGACGATCAAAATGTTAACAAGGTAAATAGTGTTGACGGTACTGCTCCTGCAAATCAAGTTGTTAAAGATGAATTTGGATTACCTGTAGGTACTATCATTGATCCTACTGGTTGGGGACCTTCGGTAGGCAATTCAGATCAACAAAGCGGACAAACTTCTTCAAAATCAAGTTCAAGTAGACGCACTTACAATCCGTTAGCACAGTTATCAAGTTATTCCTATATTGTCACTCTTTATATGATAAGTCCTGATGCTTATCAGGCATTTATTGATTCAGGTAGAAAAAAGATTGATGCTTTATCAAAAGCAACACCAGTAGGAGAAGGCAGTCCTCCGGTAGAGGGAGGGGCACTTATTGTAGCCCAAACGGGAGGTAATAATACTACCAACAGAATGAGTAACTTAGATTATTTTATAGATAATTTAAGAATGACATCATATATAAACACCAAAACTACAGGTGCAGCAATAGCAAGTGTTAGTGAAATTTCTTTTACAATTAGTGAGCCATATGGATTTAGATTTATAACGGATTTGAAAAACGCAGTTAAAAAATTACAAAGCCAGTCTACCTCAGCAAGTTATAAAAGCATGACATCATTGTTCAAGCAATTTTTTATACTTGGTATAAAATATTATGGCTATGATGCAGATGGTAATTTAATCAAAGGTACTGACAAATTATACGGCAATATGGTAGATCCATTAGGTGGCGATGGATTATTTGAAAATTTTTATGATATTCAAATTGCTGACTTTAGATTTAGATTGACAGGTGAAACAGTAACATATAACGTTACCGCAAAAGTTCCTGTATCTCAAAACGTATTAGGAATAAAAAGAGGCAGATTACCTACAGGTGCAACAGTACAAGGTAAAACAGTAGAGGATGCATTAATAGGCGAATACGGACTATTCACAAACCTAAATAAAAAAGAAGAAGATAAACTTAAAAATGGTAGCGTCACATATCCTAATAAATTTGAAGTTGTGTTTATGGGAGAAGCAGAAAAATTAATTAAAAAGGCTCCGATGGTAAATCAAAATGATTTGGATAAAGCACGATTTGGTGATCCTTTACTGAACACTACAAAAGACGTAAACGAGACGCAAGCACAAGCACCTCCCGATCCTACAACTAGAATTTTTAGTTTCACGCATGATACATCAATCATTTCTGCTATAGAAACAATTATTAAAAAAAGTGGTTATGTAGTAAATGCATTAAACACTGTATATGCTAATTCTTTGGCTCCAGATCCTAAACAGAAAAATTACGAACAAATTAATCAAGAGCCACAAACATTACGATGGTTCTCTGTTACCAGCGATATTAAAAAAGTTGACTGGGATCCTAAAACAAATGATTGGGCATATGATTTAGTTTATATAATACAGGTATATGAAATACCTAGTATGGAAACTCCATATTATAGCACGACATCAAAATATAGAGGACCTCATAAAAGATATGATTACTGGTTTACCGGTCAAAACACAGAGGTATTAGATTTAGATTTTGCACTTGATAATACTTATTTTCTTTCAGTAATGGGTTATGGAGAGTCAAAAGCAAGCCCAGGTACTTCGTCACCCGGAACAAGAGAAACTGGATCAGCGCAACGTCCGGGTACTGGACCATCATCTGGCAATGGCAATACAACCTCTGACTCAAGCGGATTAAAATCAGATCCAAAAGTTGCAGGTAATTCAAGTGAAGCAGTGAAAAACGCTACAGGCGGCGGTGAATTTTCCGTAATGCCGGGAACTGTTACAAATGCTGATAAAAGCACTTCATTAGGGGTAGGTTTAGAAGCAGAAAATACAGTAGCAACTTATCTATATGATCCTCAAGCATTTAGTACAGCAAGATTACAAATTATAGGAGATCCGGACTTTTTAATTAGAGACTCAACTACTACTATTAATAGTTTATATAATCAGTTTTATAATACAGATGGATTTACTATTAATGCTAACGGCGGACAAGTATTTGTAGAAATAGGATTTAAAGAAGGTGTAGACTATAAGGATAGCAATGGTTTAATGACCATTAATGATAATATTTTATTCTTGCAATATCCTGATTATGTACAAAAAATTTGCGAGAATAGAATTATATATATGGTAGCACAGGTTGACAGTTTGTTTAATAGGGGAAGATTCGTACAAACTTTAAGTTTAATTCAACCCTATTTTCCTGGTAGTACAACTGCCCCTGCAAACTCACCTCCTCAAAGTTCTCCTGCGTCTAACCCTAATAACTCTCAAACAGTTAGCGATCCTAATAAGGGTACAGCGACGGCAAATGACGATGCATTACAAGAGGTCCAAGTCACTGGAGTTAGAAAACAAATACCGGCAGCCAAGAGCGGAGAAGGTAGACAATCAGATAATCTAGCAAATAAAACAGACGCGGAATTATTTAATTTAGGTTATATGCCTGATGAATTTGACAGCGTAAGAAATGGTGGTGGCTAAAAATGGCAATAGATGAACAAAAAAGTAAAGGAAAACTAAAGCGTAGTAGCCCTACGTCCGGAGGATCAAATCCTGAATTAGTTCCTAAAATAGGTATTGTAAAAAATAACAGTGACAGTACACGTTCAGGGCGCATATGGGTTTATATTTCTGACAATAGCGGCACTGATCCTGAAGATAGTACTTCTTGGAGACCAGTATTCTTTTTAAGTCCATTTTATGGAAAAACAATTAATAGTGCTCCTAATACAGGTCAAGGTAATTACAAAGGTAATAGTCATAGTTATGGAATGTGGTTTAGCCCACCAGATATAGGAACTGCTGTCTTATGTGTATTTGCTAACGGAGATTCAAACTTTGGTTATTATATAGGTTGTATTCCAGATCCGCAAGCACTGCACATGGTTCCTGCTATAGGCGCAAGCACTAATGTTGTACCTGGATCAGGAGAAGCAAGTAAGTATGGCGGCGCGGCACGTTTGCCGGTAACTAATGTCAATGCTAGTAACAAAGAAATTACCAATACAGGGAAATATTTAACTGAATCAAAACCAGTACATCGTTATGTTGCTGCTACGATGTGGCAGCAAGGAATTTTACGCGACCCTATACGAGGCCCTATAAGTTCAAGTTCTCAAAGAGAAAATATTAGTAGAGTAGGTTTCGGTATTAGTACCCCTGGTAGACCTATTTACGAAGGTGGCTATAATGATAGCAACGTTATTGACAATCTAGGTCCTGATAAAGCAGATAGTTTAAAAATTGTTGCACGTAGAGCCGGTCATAGTATAGTAATGGATGACGGTGACGTTATAGGTAGAGATCAATTAATAAGATTGCGTACGGCTGACGGACATCAAATTACTATGAGTGACGACGGCCAAACAATTTTTATTATTCATAAAAATGGTCAAAGTTACGTAGAATTAGGTAAAGAAGGTACAGTAGACATTTATTCTACCAACAGTATAAATTTAAGAACACAAGGTGATCTTAACCTTCATGCCGATAATAATTTAAACATTCATGCAGGTAAAAATTTAAATATTTTTGCAGGCGAAGCAATGCATGTTCAAAGCACCAAAGAATTTAAATTAAGAGCAGGTGCAGACTTAAGTATTTTTACTTCATCAATTTTTACAGCAAAAGCGTCTGGTGCAATGAGTTTAGAAAGCACAGGCGATATTAGTATGGCGTCATCGGCTAAAGCATTTGTAAATGGAAGTAGAGTGAATTTAAATTCAGGAAAGACAGGTACGACTCCTAAAGAGGTGCCAATTATTGATCAAGTCCTTCACACAGACACTTTATTTGACTCATCTACAGGTTACAATGCCGCACCTGGTAAACTAAAAAGTATTACTAGCAGAGCACCTGCACATGCTCCATGGGCAAATGCAGGTCAAGGTGTAGATGTTAAAAGTAATTTAAATGCAGGATCTAATCTGCCTGCTAAACCAAATGCAGCAACCAGTGCAATAAATTCTGCTGCTAGAGCCGGCGGTGTAACTAATCCCGTATCTAATGCAACAATTGCTAAAACTCCAGTAGGTCAAAATATAAGCGGGGCTTTTGATAAAAACGCAACACAAGCATTATCTGCACAAATTGCAACAAATGCTGCTGCTGGTCCAGCAGCAGATGCAGTCAAAAAGGGTGCTGCCTTAGTAAACAATGTCAGCAGCGGAAACACATTGGCTATTGGACAATTCGCTCAAACTCCTAAACAACTTGAGTTAGCAGGAATATTAAAACCGGGTTCAGCAGGACTAGTAGATAGTTTAATTGCTACAGGATCAAATATCACAGAAGCCATGCCTAACTCATTGTTTACAGGTAAACCTGGAGCCGAAAACTTGTCTGCATTCGTTAATAATTTAGGTGCGCAGCAAGAATCTCTTACAAAAAATTTACAAGTGGTTCAAACGAAATTGCAAAATGCAGGAGCAATAACAGGAAATGAGTCAAGTACTGCAATAGGGGGAGTAATTCTTTCTGCTGCTAATAACGGAACAACTAGTGTTCTTGAAACTATGCAAACTGCAAAGTTATCTGACTTTTTACCTGCAAAATCACCTAACTCACAATCGTTTACAGATAAACTAGACCAAACTCTAGCTGATGTCTCACAGGGAAATTATGCAAGCAAATTAGGTGAAACAGGAGCAGGTGCTTTAGACGGATTACAAACATCTTTAAGTGCTTTGTACAATTCTAATTTTAATAAAGTTACTCCTACACAGCAGGGTGTTATAGCAGATGCTTTTAATGCGATTACAACTTCCTTACCTACATTAGTACCAAATCAACCTCAAAATTTAACAAGTGAGGCACAGAAAGCATCAGAAAAAACTAATGCTGCATCAATAGGCAGTCAAACAAATAATGACGGGCAAACATTATTTGGTATCGGCACAAACATAGCACAAGATAAATTATCAAGTTCTGTTGCTAAAAAATTATCTGGAAATAATAGTGATCCACTAACTGCATCCATAGTACTTCCTTTAGCAAGTAGTTTAGCATCATCATTAATAGAAGCAGCAAAGCCTAAAACAAATACTAGTGCTGATATCACAAGTACATCACAAACTGTTGCTTCGGCTATCACAGATCCTGCAACTGCATTAAAAACTACTACAAATAATCTGTCTGGATTAAAAAATGCAGCACAAACCATATCTTCTGGAATAGTATCGTCTACTGCAGCCACTATGGCTTCAGGTGTAAATAATTTGCCCGGAGGTCAAGAAGCAATATCGGCTATTAACAATTTAGCAAATGTAAGTCAAAATATTCCAAATACTACTGACCTTAAATTAGCAATACAAAATGGTGCAGCAGAAAGTATTAATAACGTACAAAATACGTTAGGAAATAACCCAACGTTACAATTAATTAATGCTACTGCTAGCGATGTCACGGCACTAGCAAGTAAAGAAGGTTTACAAAAGTTGGTTAATGCGGGTTTACCTGCAGGCAAAGTCGCAGAAATACAAAATCAATTATCTGCAATTACATCACAAGGAAGTGGTATTAAAATGCCATCAATAGGTATTAATACAAATGATAGAAGTTCTGTGGAGGCGGGAGTAAAAGATGCGCTTGAAGATCCGGGTATACCTGCTCCTGTTTACGGAGAAGTTAATAAGGCTGCACTGGAACCTAAAGTTAAACAAAATGAAGATAAACTTAAATCACTCTTTAAAATCGTACAGGAAAAAGACAACAAATATCAATCAGCGTATGATGAATTTGAAGCAGCACAAAAAGCCTACGACCAAGCACAAAAAAATCTTGTTCAGGGTGATCCATCAATTAGCAGGCTAGCACAAGCCAGGGATCAGAAATTTGCTGAAGTAGAGAAGGCAGAGCAGGAATTAAAGCAAGCGGATGAAACGTATGAAAGCGCATTATACAATACTAAACGCAGTGTACAACCTAGTAACGTGTCTGTAACTACAGGTTCTCCCGATAATAATCTAGTTGTGTACAGGGCCACTAATGCACAGGGTGATGAAGAAGTAGGTTGGGTAGAAAAAAAGACTACAACTACTACCAGTAAAGTCAAACCTAAAGGAACATAAATAGTTTTATGGCAGAGTATATAGGTTTTTCAACAATTAATGCAAACAAGCCAAAAACGGTCGGTGCTCCCATAGGTTATCAGGGAGGCACAGGTACCGTTACAAATTCTATTATTACTGGTAAAAAATTCCGTCTTGTGGATACGCAACTTGTAATTCAAGATTTTTTAAATGCATTAAACATTAGAAGGGGAACTAAAGTAGGGCAACCTCAATACGGTACTGATTTGTGGAATTTTGTTTTTCAGCCTAATGTTCCTGAAGTTCAGCAAGCATTACAGGAAGAAATCACACGAATTGCAAGCGCAGATCCGCGCATACAGTTAAATTATGTAAGCGTTTATCCAAGAGATAATGGTATACTTCTTGAAGTTGAAATGGCTATTGTACCATTTAATCAAGCATCATTATTAAGCATATTTTTTAATTCAGCAACTAATACAGCGTCTTTAGCTTAAAAACACAGTTTTTATGGTTAGATAAATAATAAAACAGAGAGTTATTATGGCTACAAGTTCTAGACAAAGTGCTTTGTTTGGTGTTAACGATTGGAAAGCAATCTACCAAACCTTTCGTGAGGCTGATTTCCAGAGTTACGATTATGAGACACTAAGAAAAAGTTTTATAGATTATCTACGCACTTATTATCCTGAAACATATAACGATTACATTGAAAGTAGTGAATTTATTGCACTACTTGACGTTATGGCATTTATGGGTCAGGGTCTTGCATTTAGAAATGACTTAAATGCCCGCGAAAACTTTATTGATACGGCTGAACGTAGAGACAGTGTTATTAAACTTGCTAACCTTGTAAGTTACACTCCAAAACGCAACCTTGAAGCACAAGGTTTATTAAAAGTAACAAGTATACAGACCACACAAAATTTAGTAGATTTTAATGGTATAAACTTAAGTAATTTAACAGTACTTTGGAATGATCCAGCAAATCCAAATTGGTTTGAACAATTTAACACTATAATAAATGCTGCGCTAGTAGATAGTCAACGTATCGGTAGACCAGGAAACATTGCAGAAATTTTAGGTGTAACTACAGCAGAATACGCACTACAGATTCCTGCAGAAAGTTTACCAATTGTTCCATTTAGTAGTACTATTGATGGGATTACCATGAATTTTGAATTGGTAAGTGTTACTAGTGTTGATCAAGATTATCTCTACGAAATTCCTCCTGCACCAACAGGACGTTTTAATATGGTCTATCAAAACGATAGATTAGGTTTTGCAAGTCCAAACACAGGATACTTTTTTTATTTTAAACAAGGATCACTTACAAATTTTGATTTTGTGCTTGAGCAGCAGATCGCAAATCAGGCAGTAGCAATAGATATTCAAGGTATTAATAATGAAGATACTTGGTTATACCAATTAAATCTTAATAATAATACTAGAACGTTATGGAATAAAGTTGATAATGTTTATGCGAATGCCTATCTGCAAACAGAAACAAGTAAGAAAAGTATATTCAGCGTAAGTTCAAGATTCAACGATCAAGTAACTTATAATTTTGGTGACGGGGTATTCAGCAATATACCAGTAGGTACATTCAGAGCCTATGTAAGATCAAGCAACGGTCTAACATATACAATTGATCCTAGCGAAATGCAGGGTATAACTGTAGCATTTAATTACATTACTCGCCAGGGAAAAACAGAAACTTTAGCCATAGGATTACAACTTACACAACCAGTAAGTAATGCACAAGCAAGAGAAAGTTTACCAAGTATCAAGCAACGTGCTCCAACACGTTACTATACACAAAATCGTATGGTTAACGGTGAAGATTATAACAATTTTCCATACACGTTATACAGTTCTATTATTAAATCAAAAGCAATTAATCGTAGCAGTGTAGGCGTTAGTAAAAACTTAGATTTATTAGATCCTACCGGAAAATATTCAAGCACAAACACATTTGCTGATGACGGTGCTATTTGGGAAAATAATGATGATGCGGTTTTATTACTTTCAATTAATAACTCACCCAGCGATATTATTAGTTTTTTATCAGATACACTAGCCAGTGTATTAGCAACTAATAGGTCTAATCAGTATTACATTAATCAATCTAGCGACAGTACAACAGCGTGGTATAAAAGATTTAATTTACCAACAGATCCGTCAGATCCAGTAACTGGCTCTGAAGTGATGTATTGGAATAGTAGCACAGTAGATGCAAATAGTCAAACAGGATATTTTTATACTTTAAGTCAAAGTATAGAACTTCCCGCTTACGTTGGCATTTTCTCTACAACGAATGCAAAATATGTAACCAAAGGTGCATTGTTAAAATTTAAAGCACCTGCAAACTATTATTTTGATAGTAATAATAGATTGGTTGAAGGAGTTTCAGGACCTAATAAGCCGAATACGTTATGGACAACTGTTCTCAATGTAATCGGTGATGGTAGTAATGCAGGTCAAGGTCAATTTTCAAACGGCACCGGACCAGTAACATTAAACGGTTATGTTCCTGCAGAATGTATTTTAGAACAAATTATACCTGCTTTTGATAACTCATTACCTATTGAAGTAATACAAGATGCGATAATTAAAATGGAATTACAGCAAAGTTTTTCATTTGTGTTTAATAATTCCTTATTAATAAATCAAAATAGATGGGTAGTAAGACCAGTTAATGATCCTAACTGGTTTGTAAAATTTACTTCTGACCCTTCTATTAATAGATATACAGTTACAGTAAAATCATTAAAATATTATTTTGGTAGTGTTAGCGAAACAAGATTTACTTTTGCTTTAGACGAAATTGTATACGATCCATTTACTGGCAAAATATTACAAGATTACGTAAATGTTTTGGGAGTTAACACTCAGCCTGAGTCTGTTAATGCATTAGGTAGAGATTATAAAGTTAATATTATTGGACAGACTGTAGAAACTGATGGATATGTAAATGATTTTGAAGTTGAAGTAAGCGCCACAGATGTTAACAATAAACAACTTATTTTAAATCCTGATTTCTTTACTACAATTACTGGCGTAACAGCAAATGGTAACAATGCAGGATTTTATGTATTTTTTGAAACAGTTCAAGATCCAATTAATTTAACAAGACTTCAAATTGTACCAGTAGGAACAATTAATTACCAATATAGTACAAAAAATGAAATTGAAGTTATAAAGTATGAATATCCAGTAGGACAGATATTTTTTGCAAATGAAGAACCTATAGAGTCTGATCCAACATTAAAAGGTGTCTTTTATAAAACTGTTCAAGATACTTCAGTCACCACATTAAGTTATATTTTAGTAGTGCAAGATCAGTTTTCTATCAAGTACGGTAGACAAGGATTGAGTTATCAATATCGTCATAATAGTAATAATACTACACGTATTGATCCTGCAACTACAAATATTATTGATTTATATGTAGTTACACAAGCATACTATACAGCATACCAAAATTATATACAGGATTCTACAAACACTGTTCCTAAACCAGCGACACCTACGATTGCTGAGTTAAGTGCAAGTTATAGCAAAGTTCAAGATTACAAAATGTTGAGTGATTCAGTGGTCTTAAATAGTGTAGTGTTTAAACCTTTATTTGGACCCAAAGCAGACTCAGCACTTAGAGGTACAATTAAAGTAATTAAAACTAACACAACAACAGCAAGTGATAGCGAAATACGTAGCGCGGTACTAACAGCAATGAACACATATTTTGATATTAATAATTGGAATTTCGGCGATACATTTTTCTTTTCAGAATTAAGCGCCTACTTACATAATCAGTTAGGAGATTTAATAAGTTCAGCAGTTTTAGTGCCAAACAATCCTAATGAACCTTTTGGAACATTATATGAAATAAAAAGTGCCCCATATGAAATTTTTGTCAATGCCGCAACTGCTGAAAACATTTTAGTTATCGCAGCACTAACTCCAAATGAACTACAAATAGTATAAAAATGACACGCATAAGAACATTAGAATTTTTACCAGAAATTTTTCAAACGCCTACTAACGATCAGTTTTTATCGGCTACACTAGATCAATTGGTCAATCCTCCTGTAACACGAAAGATACAGGGATTTGTAGGTAGCACTATAGGTTACGGTGTTAATGCTAACGATTATTATGTTACCGAACCCACAAAAACTAGAACTGACTATCAATTAGAACCAGGTGTTGTCTTCTTAAAAAATAATCAAACAAAAGCAAATGATTTTTTAAGTTACCCTGGTATTTTAGATGCATTAAAACTTCAATATGGATTGACTAATAATAATGCTGATTTATTTGAAAGTCAATTTTATAGTTGGGACAGTTTCACAGATTTAGATAAAATTATAAACTTTAATCAATATTACTGGTTACCACAAGGTCCTCCTGCCGTTACAGTTACTAATGAAGTAGTTTATTTAGAAAATGAATACGATGTAATAAGCGCAGAAAATACATATCAAATAAAACCGTTAGGTGCAACTGGATATTCTGACAATCCAACTCTAACATTAATACGCGGCGGCACTTATACGTTTTTGGTTGATCAAGATTCAGAATTTTGGATTCAAGGTGCGCCCGGTATAAATGGAACCAGTTTAACACAAACTAATTTTAGTGTTAGATTGACGGAATTAGGCGGTGTGATTAATAACGGTGCAACATCTGGTACTATAACATTTAATGTTCCTGCCAAAGATGCAATGAATCAATATAACTATGATGCGGCAATCGGTGTGCCTGCATTTGTTGTTTCAAACAAAAGTATTGAACAAATTCAAAATAAACCGTTAAGTGAAGTTAATAATATAGATGGTGTTACAGCACTAGACGGAATTAATATTCTATTTTATAATCCTGAAGGCACAGAGTCAGGAACTTTTCCATCAGATTACTTTTACAAGGTTACACTGGATTACATCACTAGTCCGGCAGATCCTATTATAATATTAACACAAGACTCAATTATAGATTCTGAGAAAAAAATTATTCCTTCTTATGGTTCAGAATATATTGGTATTGGATTCGTTAAATTAGATACGATTGTACAGATACCTTTTATTTCTGCTCCCCTTGATACATTATATTATCAAGATAATATAAATCCTAATAAGGTAGGTATTATCAAACTTATTGAAAATAATGACCTTAATACATTAAATGTTGAAACACAAATTTTAGGCAAAAAAACATTTACTTCATCTAATGGAATAGTATTTACAAATGGGTTAAAAGTAGCATTCAGCGGTGACATACTACCTGTAAGTTACAAGCAAGGTGAATATTATGTAGAGGGTGTTGGTACTGCTATAGAATTAATTCCAACAACATCACTACAAATACCTGAAAATTTTACTGTCAACACATCAATTGCATACGATAGTACAAATTACGATGTTGAAAATTATGACGAAGCCCTTAATTTGCCTGCAAATCAAGACTATATTACAATTGCTAGAAATAGTATAAACAAAAATGCATGGTCACGCAGTAATCGCTGGTTCCATAGTCAGGTTATTACTGACACCGCTGTGTATAACGGTGATCCAACTATTTTAAATTTAGCAAGTAATACAGCAAAAGCAAAACGTCCTATTATTGAATTTTATCCAAATTTAAAATTATTTGATTCTGGTACCGTCGGAAAAAATTCTGTTGATTTTATTGATACCAGAACAACTGACGCACTTACTACTATAGCGGGTCAGGCAACATATTATCCAGATGTAAGCACATATACAGCATATACAGGTACGATACAAACAAATCCCACAGTAAGTTTAGGTCAATTTATAGTAGGGGAACAATATACTATAGAGGATTTAGGTACTACTGATCCTGATACTTGGCAACAGTTAGGAGCAACACTTGATGTAGATGGGCAATTTGTTGTAGGACAAAACTATATAATTACTGATCTAGGTGCCACAACTCCAGAAGAATGGAGTATAATTGCCGGTACTAATAACCTTACTGCTAACAATATTGAAGCAGGACTAGAATATGAAATTTTAAGTCTAGGCACTACTAACTATGTATCCATAGGCGCGCCATCAAGTTGTGTTGTAACTGGTTCTATTGCTGGACGAACACTTACAGTTACCGGGGTTACTTCAGGCTCACTTACAGTAGGAACATATATTACTGGTCCAGGTATAGTCCCTGGAACTTTTATTTTAACAGGTTCTGGTGGAGGCGTAGGACCCTACCTTGTCAATATTACGCAAACAGTACCGTCAACAACTATAACAGGACAACCTGCAGTAGGAACTACTTTTACAGCGACAGGTACAGGTACAGGTACAGGTAAAGTTAAAAGAATTACTCCATATTCTACAAACGAAATATTTACATGTGCCTATCCTGGAGAAATTGTAGGTTCAGGCGGCGGAAAGGCACTACAAACATTATTCACAGCATTAATTACTGGTTTATTAAATTCATCAGACTTGATAGCAGGACTGGAGTATACGATTCAAGACAGGGGCAGCACGTTATGGCAAAATATTGGTGCTTCTTTATTTAATATAGCAAGTTCTCCTGTGACTTCAGGGGAACAATATTTTATTACTAATATAGGAACTACTTCTCAAACTGACTGGAATCTTTTAGCAGGCACATCAGGAATTGTATATGATATCGGTGATGTCTTTACGGCTGCCATTACCAGTACAAAACCAGGTACAGGCCAAGTACTAACAAAAACATTTGTTGCGACAGATCCGGGCGTAGGTACCGGTACAGCAATTCAAGGTGACGGCACAGCGTTAGCACAAACTAACACAACAATTATTATTCCTACAAGTGATGTAGTCGGCACACTAAGCGTAGGAATGTATATTAATGATTTAATTTTAGGTGAGCAAAGCAAGTTGCCAGTAGGTACAAGAATCAGTACAATTAGCAATGATTCATCTAACACAACAATGATTGTTAATTGGCTTACTCCTGCTATTGTCGGCGCTACAGTAGGAGATGCATCATTTGTAGCAAGTATAAAAAATAATGCAGATTTAGAATTATTTTCGGGCGCACGTATTGTATTTTCTGCTGATGTAAATCCTAATATTGCAAATAAAATTTATGTAGCAAATTTTTCTACAACTATTAATGGATCTTATCCGGTATTAACCTTTACTGAAGCACTAGACGGTGAACTATTAGAAAATGATCAGTTCTCTGTATTGAGAGGACAAAACAATGAAGGTGTAAGTTGGTACTATAAAGAAAATCAACTGGGAGAATTTTTTCAAGTCGCACAACAAAAAACTAAAACTAATCAGGCTCCTAAATTTGATATCTTTGATAAAAACGGTATTAGTTTCGGCGATACGTCAATATATAAATCTACAACTTTTCAAGGTTGTACTTTGTTTGAATACAAACTTAAACCAGGCGGCGTAAACGACACAATTTTAGGATTTCCTATTAGTTTCAGTAGTATTAATAATACAGGAGATATTTCTTTTGAAGTATCATTAAACAGTCAAGAGTTTAATTATGTTACCGGACTAGAACAAAATATTACAGAAACAGAAAAAGTTAATAATGGGTTTGTTTACAACGTAACAGGAAGAGATACTAGCGATAGACTATTAGGTTGGCAAACAGCAGTTGCTCCAAGCACACAATATCAAGTTTTTGAGTTCCCATATACGCCACCTAATGTTGTAATCTCATCATTAGATGCTACAAATATTGATGTTACAGTAACATGCGATGTGCCGCAATTAAGTGTTGATGACACTATTTGGCCTTCAATACAAGTATTCAACAATAATAATTTGATTACAAACTTTACAGTAGAAAATACTACAACTACTACAAAAGTTACTGTTAATATTCCAGCATTAGAAAAAACAGTAATACAAGTTTTAATTTTAAGTGATCAAGTAAGTAACGAAGCCTTCTATACTATCCCAATTAATTTAAGTAATAATCCTTTTAATACAGATATAACAACAGTAGACGTAGGTGATATAAGAGGACAATATCAAAGCATATTTTATAATAATCCAAATACAACAGGAGATGTATTTGGAAATAATAATACCCGTGATTTAGGAAATCTTGTACCATGGGGTAATCGCATTATACAAAATAGTGCAAGTTTAGTTATACCTAGCGCATTCCTACGTTTAAAACAACATAACTTATTTGATGCGTTACTATTCAACAGCAGAGAATATATAAAATTTAAATCTTTATTAGTGGATACTGCTAATAAAATTAATTGGCAACAACGTTATAATCCTGCTGAGTTATTAGATTATGCACTTGATATTATAACTAGCGTAAAAAATCAAGAGATGCCATTCTTTTGGTCAGACATGATTCCAAATAAGGCACCGTATATTTCAAATACATATACCTTTTTTAATGATATAGGCACCACTACTTTTGGCCTAAGCCAAACTTATAATTATCAAAGTGCCAACTATAATGGCGTACTAGTTTATCTAAAGAGAAAAATACAGGGAACAACTGTAACAGAATTATTATATAAAGATATTGATTATACCATTAGTAATGACAGCCCATCATTGATTATTACTAAAGACTTAACGACCGGCGATCAAATTGTAATTAATGAATATAATCAGACTTATGGCTCTTATGTACCTAACACACCTAGTAAGTTAGGATTATACCCAGTCACTGTTCCCTCAGTTGTATATGATGAAACATATATTACTCCAACTTATTTTATAGTAGGACATGATGGCTCATATACAAAATTATATGGAGAATACAGTGAAATATATGGATTAACAGATTATAGAGATCAAGTTCTATTAGAATTTGAAAAGCGTGTTTATAATAATATAAAGTTAAGTTCAACTATACCTATAAGCGTTGCAGATATTATTCCTAATTATTATAGAAATTCATCAGAGTATTATACCAATTGGTTGACAACTTATACACCAGCATTCCTTGATTGGGTAGGTACTAATAAAATTGATTATCAAGATCACGTTTTTGCTGAAGGAAATTCATACACTTATAATTATAGAAATTCAGGTGCAAAAATTACAGGCGATCTTTTGTTACAGGGAAATTGGAGAGGAATTTATTCATACTACTTTGATACTTCAACACCTGCTATAACTCCTTGGCAAATGATAGGTTATGCTAATAAACCTAATTGGTGGGATGCTAGATATGGAGACAGTCCGTACACCATAGATAATCTTATCTTATGGGCTGACATGTTTGACGGTATTGATTACAATAACGGCAATCCTGTTGTAAGAACTCAGTATAAAAAATCTAATTTTGATAGAGATACAGCCGATTGGGAAACAGAGTTTCAAAACTTTTTATTAATACTTCCTGTTAATAGTAATGGAGGTCAAAAGAGTCCATTAAATTCAATAGTAGGCACTTATGATCCAATGCTCTTTAAAGATCAATGGTTAGTCGGAGATTTAGGCCCTGTTGAGTTTAGTTATCGTCGTAGTTCTACTTGGCCTTTTGATTTGATGAGATTGCAGGCATTATTAAAACCTGCCAAATTCTTTAATCTTGCTGTAGACTTAGACAACTATAAGTATGACGCAGAATTTAATCAGTACCTTGTTAATGGAAGAAGCCATTTAGTTCCTAATCAAATAGAAATTTATGGTAATGGTACAGCAAAAACTTCATATATCAATTGGATAGTTGACTATGAAAAACAACTAGGTGTAGATGCTACAACTAATATTTTAAATTTATTTAAAAATATTGATGTACGATTAGTATATCGTCTTGCAGGATTTAGTGACAAGACATTGTTAAAATTCTTTGTTGAAAAGGGTACTCCAAACACGAATAATAATTCATTATTAATTCCTGACGAAAACTTTAGTGTATTGTTGTATGAAAATCAACCATATACAAAAATTATTTACAGTGCTGTTAGTGTAATTAAAGTTCCTAACGGATTTAAGGTTGACGGATTTAGCCAAAATATCAATTATTTTCCAACTTTGAAACCTATTAATAATGGTAATGTTAATAATATTACAATTCAGGATTTAAGTGTTAAAGTTGCTAAAGATTATTCTCAAAATGTTGAAATTGTAGAATATGGAAGTGTGTTTAGAAAACCGCAAGATTTAGCACAATTTTTAGCAAGTTATGGAAGTTATTTAATTTCACAAGGTTGTCAGTACGAATTGATTGAATCAGGAGTTCAACTTGATTGGAATCAAATGATCGGAGAATTTTTATATTGGGCACAAATAGGATTCAGCCAGGGAAGTGTTATTACACTTAATCCTGCAGCAAATACTTTATCTATAAATGCTGAAAATTTAATAGTACAGCCTTTGTTTATACATGATAATAACTTTGTTCTCAATCAGAACCTATACCCTATTGAAAATAGAGATTTAAGTATTGTTAGAGAAAATACAGCGTTTAGCGTAACTGCATTAAAAGATGGAGATACAATTTCTTACGGTCAATTTAATTTAAGTAATATTGAACATGGTATAGTGTTTGACAATAAAACAATCTTTAATGACATCATTTATAATTTAATTACTGGATTAAAACAAAATAGAATTTATTTACAAGGCGTCAAGAGTGCAGAATGGAACGGCACTATGACTGCAAGTGGCTTTATTAATAATCAAGATAATATTAAAGAATGGATTCCTGCTTTAAAATATACAAAGGGCGAAATAGTAAGTTTTAAAAACAAATACTGGACAGCATTAAAAATTGTACAGCCATCAAAAGTATTCAACGAAATTGATTGGAAAGAAACAGATTACGATGAAATACAAAAGGGACTATTACCAAACAGTAGTACAAGAAGTTATGAAAGTTCTTTATATTACAATGTAAACGAAGCCAATTTAGAAAAAGATGCAGATCAATTATCGTTTAGTTTGATAGGTTATCGCTCACGTCCTTACATGGTTAGTGCCGATTTGACAGATATAACTCAAGTCAATGTTTATAAAAACATGATAAAAGAAAAAGGAACCAGAGCGATACTAGACGTATTTAAGGGCGCAGACTTACCGCAAGGTGGAATAGATTATAATCTTCATGAAAATTGGGCAATACTACAAGGCACATACGGTGGTGTACTCAATAATAATTTTCTTGAGTTCAAATTAAATCAAAGTAAATTAACATTTAATCCAAGTATTGTAGGACTGACTAACGGCAATCCAGTACCTGGTGCACAGCAAATAGTACCAATTTATAGTTTGTTTAATTATGGCAAACCAATTACAAACCCTGATGTGTTGCCAACTTTAAGCCAAGATACTCCAAACATGCTATTTCCCGATGCAGGATATGTAAACTTTAATGATGTAAAAATGTCATCATACTTTTTTAGTGGTTTCCCTGCAGCAGTCAATGAATCAGGTCTTATTGTTCCCTTAAACAGATTTTATGTGGGTGATTATGCCTATGTAGCAAATTATTTGGCTAACTGGAACGTATTAACACCTAATGTCCTAGGTCAAGTATTACAAGCACGTTCAAATTTAAACGGCACTACTACTATATTATTCAAAGACCCGCAGACATTACAGGTCAATGATATTTTTGCGATTATTAATTTCAACGATCAAGTAAATGGATATTTCACGGTATTACAAGTGGTAAATCCATATCAAGTTATTATTCCGTTAGACCTTACTAATAGCACATTAACTATAACAGGCGAAGGTATCGCATATCAATTCGTATCACAAAGAGTAGCCCAGCCTAGCGATATACAAGATTTATTACTTTTAAATAATGAATTTGTAAGCAATCAAGTTTGGGTAGATACAAATAATGACGGCGGCTGGGCAGTTTATCGTAAAGGTATTAATTATACATACGATGTTGAATTTACGAAAGACACTTTACCTGACGAAGAAAAGAATGACACAAGCACATTTGGTTCTGCTGTATCATATACTATAAAAGGCGATTTCTTATTCTCTGATGCTGGAATGGGTCGTGTCTTTAGATATCAATATGATCCTATAGAAGGAGTATATGATCCAGATCAAATTATTGAAAAAGATTCTTCTTTCGGAACATCAATTGTTAAAGGTCAAAATATATTTGCTATATCACAACCAACTGGTACACCTAAAGTATACCTTTATTATGTTAATGATACATTCTATACAGACGATATAGAACCATTTCAAGAAATTACTGCTCCAGTAGGATGCACTAATTTTGGTTCTAGCATGTCTATGTCAGGCGATAGTAATTGGCTATTTGTAAGCGATTTTGATACAGTTACTCCTGCTGCTAGAAATAAAGTACATGTATACCGAAGAATTAATGGAATACTTGATGCAAGTGAGTTAGTACCGGGTACTTATTATGAAGTATTAAGTTTAGGCACAAGCAATTTTACTGAAGCAGGGGCAATAGAAAATAAAGTAGGCATTATATTTGAAGCGACCGGCCCTATAGTCACAAATGCTGGTGATTTCGTAGTAGGCGAAGAATACACTATAGTATCGTTAGGTACGACTGATTGGGTCGCTGCTGGATGGGAGCCACCCAATATTGGTGACTTGCCTATAATAGGCGATACTTTTGTAGCAATTTCTTCAGGATCCGGTGATGGTACTGCAAGTGCAATAACTCAGGGTACTGTAATACAGCGTGAATTTGAATTTATTTCAACTATAGAAGGTCCAACTGTCACTGTAGATAAATTTGGTAGTTCAATATCTACAAATTATTATGGCGACACTTTGGTAATTGGTGCACCAAATGAAGATTACGATGTTGATGTAGAAAATTGGGGCAAAGCCTATTATTACTCAAGATCAGTGCAAAATTTTGAAACTCAGACAGCATCTACAGGTAGCACTACGGTATTTAATTTAGCATGGACACCTAGCGCATCATCTGTTAACGTATATTTAAACGGAGTTCTAGTTGATGAAGCAGATTATTCTATAACCGGATCAAATTTAAATTACACGGGTACATTTGTTGTAGGAGATATAATAAAGGTAAGTGGTAACAAATTTACTTTAAATCAAATATTAACAACTGAAACGACACCTAGAATAGGCGTAGGTTTCGGCACTAATGTTGATAACAATAGATTTGCTACTGAAATATTAGTAGGTGCGCCGTTCGCACTGAACAGTGATATTGAAGAAGGGGCAGTGTATCGCTATACAAATGCCGGAGCAAGATTCGGATCTGTTGTCGGTGTTAATACAGCAGAAACCACAGCCAATCGTATTATATTAATTAACGGATATCAAGTTGAAATACCTGCTAGTAGTGATGCAGAACTTGCAGCATTAGCAATTAATAGTGCAGAAATTACCAATGTTAGTGCAACTGTTATTAATAATAGATTGAGCATACAATTAATTAACGATAGTTTGGCAAACGCTAACCAAGAATTAGTTATTACTTCTACTGATCCAGACGCACTAGATGAATTGGGAATTAAAACTCTAATTCAAACTCAAGTATTACAATGTCCACATTTAACAGGGCCTACACAATTTGGTACAACAATTAAATTTAATGAATTTAATAGCGTGGTTATAAGTGCCCCTGTAGGAACACGTTACGCTCAAACAACATTTGATTTTATTGATAATGTTGACTACACTGATGATACAATTTTTGATAATAATGCTACTCAATTTATAGATAGTTATCCTAATGCGGGTGCAGTTTATATGTTTGATTATCTTTCAAACTATAGAGAATCAATCAATAATATAGGCGCCTATACTTATGCTCAAAGCGTTAATGCTAAAAATCAAGTATATGGATTAGAGCCTCGTTATGGAACAGCCTTAGATTTTGTAGAAAATAAAGTTATAATAGGCACTCCGGGTTATCGTCCCGATGATATAGACGGCCAAGTTGTTGTTTATATAAATCAAAGTGGACTACGTAACTGGACAGAAATAAGACAATCAAGTGAAATTGTTGATGTCAATAAAATTGACAATGCTCAATTGTTTAGTGCCGAATTAAATCAAACATTAACTAACTTAGATTATTTTGATCCACTACAAGGAAAACTGTTAGGTGCAGTTCGTCAAAATATTGATGTTATATCTAATATAGATCCTGCAACATATAATAATGATAATAATACTCAAAGTGGTTTTGTATGGGGATCAGCACAATTAGGTACAATTTGGTTTGATACTTCAAATGTAAGATTTGTAAATTACCATCAAAATGATAATCAATATAATGCAAAATATTGGGGCACACTATTTCCTGGAAGTGATGTAGCAGTTTATTCGTGGATAGCAAGTAATGTACCGCCTTCAGAGTATGAAGGTTCAGGTACACCAAGAAGTGTAGATTTGTTTACAGTACAAACTATTTTAAATAGTTCAAATAATATTGAACCTGTTTACTATTTTTGGGTTAGAAATTCAGGCATTAAATTTAGTAACAAGAGTTTGGCAGATGTTAATATTGCAAACTACATTTTAAATCCACAAGGATCTGGTATTAGTTACTTTGCACCGTTATTACCTAACACTTTTGGTTTATATAATTGTCAACAATTTATAAATGCAAACGATAGCGTATTACACATAGGTTATTCTTCAGGTATTAATAGCAATATTGCACACGAAGAATATCAATTAATAAGAGAAAATTTCCCTGCAGATTTCTTACCGGGTTTACCTAACTTAGTAGAAGGAATAACTACACCAAGATCATTATATGATAGATTGATTGATAGTTTAGGCGGCACTGATGAAGAAGGAGCAATCGTTCCTGATCCTTTCTTACCTAAAACTGTACAAAGCGGTGTATTAGCAAGACCTAGACAAAGTTTCTTTTATAATAGATTAAAGGCACTTCAGAATTATTTGGAATATAGTAATACAATATTAAAACAATTTCCGATCGTAGAAATTCGTCCTAGAATTCCATTTGTATTTAAATCAGGCGAATTCTATGACACTTCACTTTATTGGGAGTATGTAAATTGGTGGACTCCTGGCTATAATGATAATACTAAAGCAATTATGCAGGTCCCTACATATAATGATTTACTCACCCTAGATGTAGCAGCGGGAAGTATAGTCAGCGTTTTAGAAAACGGTCAGGGTAATTCAGAGACATACATTTTTACTAACGAAGGTTTATGGACTCGTATTGGTTTACAAAATGGCACTGTAAGATTTAAATCTGAATTATGGGATTATGAAGCAAATAAAATTGGTTTCGGAAGTGATTTTTATGGTTCACAACCATTTGATAGTTATCCTAGCGAAGAAACACGCTGGATTATACGCGCCCTTAACGAACAGATTTTTATAGATGAATTATTAATTTTCCGTAACAGATCATTAATATTATTGTTTAGTTATATACAGGCAGAATCACATGAAAATCAAAATTATTTACCATGGTTAAATAAAACTTCTTTAATTGATGTAACTCACAAAATTAGAGAACTTAAACCTATTCAAAATTTTCAATCAGATAATCAAGAATTTTTATCTGGATATTTAAATGAAGCAAAACCATATCACGTAGTAATTAAAGAATTTTTATTAACATATGAGGGTACTGACTGGTATCAAGGTAATTTAACAGACTTTGATTTACCTGCTGAATATAATTTTGAAAACCAGGTATTTATTAGTCCAGAAATTGTATATTCTGATCCTAAATCAATTTATGAATTTTTGCCAGACGATGCTATTTGGACTACCAATAGTTATACAGAATGGAAAAATAATTATGGTATCAGTTTAATTGGACAAGAAAATTATAAGATTTCTGTTTTACGTTCTTATGTAACATTAAACAGTGATTTTATTATAGTGGATAACGTTTCTGGTTTTCCAGTAACTGGTACTATCAAAGTAAGTAGTGTATCAAATCCAAACGATTTTGAATATATTGGATATACTGAGGTTAATATTGATACAAATTCACTTTCAGGATTGATACGCGGATTAAACGGCACAGAAGTAACAACACATATACCGGGTGAAAATATCTTTATAGATTTGCCTGCTATAGTAGTATTAGACACTGGCAAGGGTTATGCTAATCCGCCTAAAGTCACAGCGTTTATTGATACTTCACTTTATCCCGAACCAAGAGAGGAGGCAGTTCTTGAAGCAGTAATGCGCGTGGATAAAGTTATCGGTGTTAATGTAATAAATCCTGGTTCAGGATATGTAGCATTGCCTGAAATTATTATTGATAGTGCATATGATTTTGAATTTGAAAGTTCAGGAATCACTATTGATCCGGTCAATACAATAGAACTATATGCTCCTGAATTAGTGACCGGAGACCTTGTACGTTATGTAAAAGGAACAGGAACTCAAGTAGGTGGTCTAGAAAACAATCAGTGGTACTATGTACGTGTTCTAGATAATGTGCCTACTGTAATAGTTGCGCTTTATACATCATATGCTGATGCAATTAACGGTGCAGAAAATACTAGAATTAAAATATATGAACAAGGAACAGGAACACACACTTTAGCCTTAGGCGCTAAAGCAAGTGCGATAAGTTCAAGTTACCCAGTAAGAGAAAATAACATTACCTTACGTTATGATAGAACAACATATAATACTCAAGTTTTAGATTGGCAACCGTATAGTTTTTATGGATCTTTCTTTGCCGGTTCATATAATAACACAGAAAATATATCCAGTTCAACTATTTCATTAGAAAGCACATTACCGGATGTAAACAATGTGTTATCAAGTAGTCAGGGTTTAGTATTACCTATTGCTGAAATATCTAATTATACTAGTTTAAATTGGTCTGAATTTGAACGTAGTATTGAAAGTACTACAGCAGTGTCAAATATTATTACACTGAAGGTTAATACTACAAGCGAAAATGCAAGTGGCTCAACGATTGGATTTGAAGTAGACATGCCTATTTACTTTATAGGTGATGTAGGTACAAGCAACATTGTCGAGGGTCCTTCAACTTTTTATTATATTGCTGAAGTAATTGATGAGACTAGTTTTAAAATAAAGTCCTCCCTAACAGGTTCAGTTGTATCTCTTAATACACTAACTATTAGTGGTTTAGGCTTGAAATGCTTTACAGGTCAAAATATAAGCACAGCGATAATTACGACAGACTATCCTGGCATTCGCACAGTAACATCTACAAATGTTAATAATAATCTAGTTACTGTTCCATTAACAGCAATTGGTTTAGGCGGCAGTCAGGGACTTTATACAGGTATACCGATTGAATTTGTTGGTAATGTATTTGGCGGTATAGAAGAAAATGTAATATATTTTGTGACTTCTGTAATAGATAATCAAACATTTACTATTTCGGAATCTGATGAGTTTGTAAGACTTAAAGTTCTATATATTGTAAGTGGTAATCAAATAGTTGTACAAAATACAAACGGTATAAATGTAGGAGACCAAATTGTATTCAGTAATATGGTTATAAACGGCCAGCAACAAACAGATTTTGGCAATATTATTGCAGGTAATTTCTATTATGTAGAATCAATTGGTATCAATACTATCACAATCAGTGAAACATTAGGTGGCTCAGTTTTCCCAGTAACAGTAGTCGCACAGAGTAGCGACACATATTGTTTCTTTGTAAGTCAAGAAAATAACAAACAATTAACAACAGCGTCAGGTACTATGACTGTTAACATACAGTTACCAGCAAGTCCGGGACAAGTTAATGGTCAAGAGTTTACATTCTATAGTTCAGGAGCAGAATACGAAAATATCAATTCTATAGATTATGGTAATTTACTTGAAAGAAAAATTATGAAAACTGTGGCTACAAGTAATTACATAATTGTAGATCATGATTCAGGCGGTTTAGATTATATCTATAAACAATTACCATTTGAGGTAAGTGCAAATATAGGCGGATTAGTTACCAACACTACATATTACACAAATACATTTGGTAATATTACTGTAGAAGCCAATAACACATTAAGTGTTAATAATAGAATCTTTATTAAGAGTCCTGACTCATCTATAAACCTGTTTGTTGATATGCCCGTAGTATTTTCAGGCGATCCATTAGGTGGGTTAGAAATCGGTAGAACTTATTATGTGCATAGTATTCCAAATGCATTTACATTTACAGTTAAAGAAACATTAACTGGTGGTGTAGTACCATTGTTATCAAGTATTGGTTCAATGATTGTTACTGGACTACCCTATATTACCGTATCAGATACACCGGGTGGATCAATAAAAACTTTATCTACACAAATATCAGGAAGTGACATTAATCTACAACAAAAAATAACAGAAACTCCGGAATTTGATATAAGTTATCGTTTAGGGGGATATACAGCATTAATAAGTAACGGCGGTAAAGGATTTACTATAAACAATACAATTACAATATCAGGCGATTTAATTGGAGGAACAAATCCAACCAATAACTTAGTTCTACAAGTAAATCAAATTAATGCAATAGTAGAGGGAGAAACAGATTGGTCATTACCATTAGAATCAAATGGTATTATCACAAGTGTAAATTGTCAAGGTGATCCAAACGATGTAGTTCAAAATTACTATTTGAAAGTGGCAGGTGCAAATACTTTTAATGTATACTCTGATCCTAGAATGACAATACCAGTTTCAGCAGACGATTTAAATTATGTAGGATACACAACTACATCAGCAACTTCAACTATTTTAGATAACGTAATAGTTGTAAATGACAGCACAGAATTTAACGTCAATGATCCAATCACGTTTACAGGATTAGTATTGCCCACAGAATTAGATAGAGGTACAGTGTACTACGTCTATAGCAAACCTAACGGAACAAGTATTAAGATTACAGATAATCCGGGAGGATCTGTAATTTCTATTGCATCTAGTCAGGTTCTAAATTGCACTATAGGTAAAGCAGGTAGTTTCATGTTCTTACCTGAACCGTTCTATTTTACCCCAAGCA